AATCACATGGCTGATACCTTTCTCCACGGCGTCGAGGTTATCGATATCGATGACGGCTCGCGTCCGATTTCCGTGGTTGCCACGTCCATCATCGGCATTTGCGGGACGGCGCCGAACGCTGACCCCGCCGCGTTCCCGCTTAACACGCCGGTTCTGATCGCGGGCAGCCAGGCGACGGCGGCAAAGCTCGATACGACCGTGAACAGTCTTACGCTTGGCGCCGGCACGCTGCCCGACGCGTTGGATTCGATTCTGACGCAAGCGGGTGCAGTCGTCGTCGTGGTCCGCGTCGAAGAAGGCGCGAACGACAATGCCACGCTGGCCAACGTGCTGGGCGGTGTCGATTCGAACACCGGCCAATATCTCGGCATCCAGGCGTTCCTGGCGTCCGGCTCCGTCTTGGGTTTCTCGCCGCGCATCCTGATCGCTCCGGGTTTCACGCATGAACGCGTGACGGGCGGCGTCATTGCCGTTACCGCCAGCAATCAAGGCGCCGGCTACACGGACGGCTCTTACGACATGACGGCAACCGGCGGCACTGGCGGCAGCGGCGCTGTTGCAACGGCGACCGTATCGGGCGGCAAGGTTACGTCCGTTGTCGTGAAGAATTCCGGCAGCGGCTACACGGCGGCGCCGTCGTTCGCGATGCCCGCGAGCGCCGGCACGCCGAGCACCGCCGCAACGTTCAATGTCACCATCGGCACGGCGGGTAACGCCGTGGTGGCCGACCTTATCCCGATTGCGGAACGTCTGCGCGCCGTCATCGTCCAGGATGGGCTGAGCACGAACGATGCGGACGTTATCGCCCAGGCCGGCGACTTCGGTAGCAAGCGCGTTTATTTGGTCGATCCGAAGTTCATCAAGACGGACGGCAACGGCAACCTGATCCAGTCGTATTCCAGCGCAGCCGCAGCGGGCCTGATCGCATGGAACGACAACCAGAACGGTTTTTGGGCGTCGCCGTCGAACAAGCTGCTGAACGGCGTCCAGGCGACGGCGCGCGCAATCGATTTCCAAATGGGCGACCCGAACTCGCGCGCCAATCTGCTGAACAGCAAGAACGTCACGACGATCATTCGCCAGAACGGCTATCGCTTGTGGGGAAATCGCACGCTGTCTAGCGATCCCAAGTGGAAATTCTTGTGCGTGGTTCGCACGGCCGATATCATCGATGACAGTGTGCAGGCGGCGCACTTGTGGGCCGTGGATCAGAACATCACCAAGAATTACGTTACCGAAGTCGTTGAGGCCGTGAACGCATTCTTGCGCGGCCTGGTGACGAAGGGCGCGATTCTCGGCGGAACGTGCTGGGTTGACCCTGACCTGAACAGCGAGGATGCAATCGCGAACGGCGAAATCTTCTTCGATTTCGATTTCACGCCCGCGTACCCTGCTGAGCATGTGCAATTCCGTTCGCACCTGGTGAACGACTACATCAAGACCATTTTCAACTAATCGGCGCGGGCGCGTAAGCGCCCTGCTGAAACCAGGGAGCATAGGCACATGGCCGCTCGCGACGTACTGAAAAACCTAACCCTTTGGGTGGACGGAAAGGGCATGGCGGGGCAAATCCGCAACGTCAACCCGCCGAAGCTGACGCTGCAAACGGAAGATTTCCGGGGCGGCGGCATGGTGGCGCCGCTGCCCATCACGGTCGGCATGGACAAGCTGATGGCCGACTACGAGATTATCGCCTACGACAAAGACGTGCTTGCGCTGTTCGGCGTCGTGGAAGGCTCCGCTATCTCGTTGACCATTCGCGGCGCGCTGGAATCCTACGACGGCACCGTGACGCCCATCGTCATGACGATGCGCGGCAAGATCACGGAACAGGACCCCGGCACCTGGACGCCTGGCGAGGTTCCTTACCTCAAGAACGCGATGGCACTGAACTACTACAAGCTGCAGCACGGCGGCACGGTGGTTCACGAAATCGACGTGGAAAACATGATCGCCGTCATCAACGGCACCGACACGCTGGCGGCGATGCGCAGCGCGCTGGGTCTGTAATCGACGCATGGCCGGCATAGACCGGCCAGCATCCAACTACGTTTAAACAGGTGCGGCAAATGGCAAACAGCAAGGAAAAAGCGGATTTCTTCAAGTCGAACGGCGACGGCAGCGTGACCATCACGCTTTCGCGCCCCATCGAAATCGACGGTGCGAGCGTTTCGGCTCTCACGATGCGTGAGCCTACCGTCGAGGATCACCTGGTGGCAGAGAAAACGAAGGGCAGCGATTTGGAGCGAGAAATCGCCCTATTCGGAAATCTGTGCGGCATCACGCCCGCAGACGTTCGGCGCCTGTTCCATCGCGACTACATGCGCCTGACGGCGGCCTACACAGGAAATTTTTTCGACTAGAACGGGAGTACGTCCGCGACTGCGTTCTAGCGCTGGCCAGTCATACAGGGTGGTCATTAGCGGAAATCATGGGCATGAAACAATCTAGTTTCATGGACTGGGTGGAGGGCATCAACAAAGGGGCATAGCCGGGTATGGCGTCGAACAAGAAACTGCAGGCCACCATTACAATCGGTGGCGCCCTATCCGGCACCCTGGCTGCAGCGTTCGGCAAGGTCAAAGGAAAGATCGGCGAGCTAGGGAAAACGATTTCCGACGCCGAAAAACGCCAGAAGCTGCTGGGCCGCTCCATTCAAGAATTCGGCCGCGCGGGTAAGAGCGTAGATGGAATGCGCGAGCGGTACGCCAAGCTAACGGCCGATATCGACCGCGCCCGCCGCGCACATGAGCGGCTTGTAAAGGCGCAGGCGTTCAAATCCAAAGCTGGCGAGATTGGCGGCGCACTGCGTGGCGCTTCCGTCCGCAGCGCCGCTGGTGGCGCCGTAATCGGCGGCTTGCTTTATACCGGCATCCACTCCGCGATTACCCGCGAGAACGCCGTCAACATCGTCAAGAATACCGGAGAAACCAAGGAGAACGCCGACGCCATGATTAAGGCGGCGGAGGGCGCGAAGCAATTTGGCGTATCGACCACCGAGGCGGTTAAGATTGTCGGCGAACTGCGCCAGGCGCTTGGCACAGCGCATCATGCTATAGAAGCGCTTCCGACTGCGCTGAAAGCCATGTCTGGGCTTCAGCTATACAACCGCTCGCACCCTGGAAGTGAGGTTGGCGATGAGGCCATTCGCGCGCTCGCAAAAATTGCCGACGAGCGCGGGGCAACCAGCGCCGAAGCGCAAAAGAAGCAGTTCGATTGGGCATTTAGGGCCATCACGTCATCGTCCAACACTGTTACCGCAGATGACCTTTTGGTAGCGCAGCGCGGCGCTAAGGCTGCCGGGCTCGCGATGGACGACAAGGCTTTCTTTGGCGATACATTCTTGATGCAGGCGCTGAGCGCGCCTAGTTACGGGAAGTCTGTTAGCACACTGAATAATGCGCTCATCGGCGGCCACCAGGACGCGCACAAATTTACGAACATGCTGCGTGATGGCCTGCTGGACCCCAAAAAGGTCCAGCTAAAGAATGGCCTCGTAACTAATTATCAGCAAGATGCGCTGATCGATCACGAATTACTAATCAAGGATCAACAGGCGTGGGTAGAGAAGCACCATATCCCGCTTGCTAAGCGAAAGGGCGTCAATATCGATGACCCGGCTGCAGTTCAGAGTTTGGCGGCCAGATACTTTTCTAACCCGAGCGCCGCTAACGTCATGTTCCTGCGAATGCATAACCGCGTCGGCATCGGGCGGGACCGCGAAAACGCGATGAATGGCCACGGCGTGGACGAGTCGGATGCAGCCAATAGGAATTCGACGGCGGGTAAGGAAGCAAACGCCCGTGCTCGCCTGGATGATGCACAAACGCGCGTCGGAAACATTCTGCTGCCTGCGTTCGCCACGGCGATGGAGAAGGTAGCGGACACGCTCGAACGCGTGAACAAGTTCGCCGACGAAAACCCGCGCCTGATGAAAGCGATGGTGCTCGGACTCGGCGGCCTGGCTGTCGGGTTGACGGCAGCCGCACCTTTGCTGCTGACGGCAAGCGGCATCCTGAACACGATTGCGCTGATCCGGCTCGCTCGCGCCACGGCTGAAGTCAATAGCCTGGTGAGCACGTTGAACGGCGTCGAGGGCGCGGCGGCCGGCGCCGCTGGCGGCATCGGAAAGTTTGTCGGCCTGTTCAGCCGCATCGCCGGCATGGCCAGCATCTTCACGACGATTCCGAACCTCACGACGAAGCAGGAAGACGACGAGCTAGAGAACGGCAAAGCGAAGTGGGCGGCGCTGCGCGCGAAGTATCCGCAATCCGTCATCGACGCGGCGCGCAAGAAATATC